AAAGCTACAACTACACAGAGTTAGCGTCTGAGGGGTACATGAAGAACGCAATCGTGTATCGGTGCGTTAATGAGATTGCCAAGGGCGCGTCAGGTGTTCCGTTTAAAATATGCAACGCTGATGGTGATGAGATAGAAAGCCACCCAGCCATATCCTTGATGAATAGACCTAACCCCTTGCAAAGCTACTCTGAGTTTATGAATGCTCTGTTTGGTTATTTATTGCTATCTGGCAATAGCTACATGCTTAGAGTCACAGGGATGAGTAACGTCCCAAAAGAAATTCACCTCTTACGTCCAGACAGGATAGTAATTGAGGGTGGTAAGGGTGCGATGCCACACAAATACGAATACAAACTTAATGGCCGAACTGAGGCTGTCTATGAAGTGGATCAAGAAAATGGTTTTAGCGACCTAAAGCAAGTTAAGCTATGGAACCCACTAGATGACTTTTACGGCCTATCCCCATTGAATGCGGCCGCTGTAGAGGTAGACCAACACAACCTATCAAGCAAGCACAACATTAACCTTCTCAACAATGGAGCAAGGCCATCAGGCGCGGTTATCTTTAAGCCAAAAGATGACGCAGGTTTTGCAGTCAACCTAACAGAAAGCCAACGACAGCAATTACTCACTGATCTAAATAATAGGTTCCAAGGGACGGCAAATGCTGGCCGACCTATGCTGTTAGAGGGTGATTTTGATTGGAAAGAGATGGGGCTGTCACCCAAGGATATGGACTTTATTAACCTCAAACACATGAGTGCGACTGATATTGCGATGTGTTTTGGCGTTCCCTCGCAGTTGGTTGGCGTTCCAGATGCACAGACTTACTCAAATGTAGCAGAGGCGCGGTTAGCTCTCTATGAAGAAACCATTATCCCTATGCTAATGAAAGTTCAGTGTGATATTAACGAATGGTTGATGCCTCAGTTTGATGAGGATATTTACTTCAAGTTTGATACAGAAGAAATTCCTGCTCTATCTGAGAGAAGAAAACGAATCTATGACAATGTTATTGGTGCAGTTAAAGAGGGCATCATGACTAGGAACGAGGCGCGAGAGCGTTTAGGTCTTAATGCTATAGATGGCGCTGATGGCTTGTTAGTTAATGCCAGCCTATTCCCTCTTAATGAAGGGCTACCAGATGCGCCTGTAGAGGAAGATGATGGTAAGGATTACGAGTTTTACGATGAAGAATCTAAAGCCCTATCCGATATAGACACAACACCTAACAAGGCAATGGCTCAGGAAGCGCAGAGAGGTCTTGATTGGAGAAAAAAGCATAACAGGGGCGGCACTCAAATAGGCGTTACGAGAGCCAACCAATTAGTGAATCGTAGCAAGGTGTCATTAGATACGGTAACTAGGATGCACAGTTATTTCTCTAGGCATGAAGTTGACAAGCAAGGTGCAGGGTTTAGTCAAGGTGAAGAAGGTTATCCTTCAGCAGGGCGTATCGCTTGGGCATTGTGGGGCGGTGATGCAGGGCAATCTTGGGCTAAGGCTAGGAGAGCGCAAATAGAGAGAGAAGAAAGCAAGGCAGAAGCGGATGATCTATCTGTTGGTGATATGGTTAGTTGGGATAACTCAGGTGGCAGGGCTAGAGGCAAGATAACTAGGGTTGTTACCAGTGGGAAGCTGTCAGTACCAAAGACTGACTTCACGCTTAATGCATCAGAAGAGAACCCAGCGGCACTAATCAGGATATACCAAGGAAGCAAGCCAACGGACGTAATTGTTGGTCATAGGTTCTCAACACTGCGAAAACTGGGAAGTAGCTAAAAACCAACGCCCAGAATTGCGTTTTAAGGCGTTTAAAAAGGATACCTATGCTATGGCATACCCTAAAAACAGCGTTTTGAGCCAGAAACAGCTCTTTGGATTCAGGCAGGGTTCAGTCAATGCTAGGCGTTATGCTGTAGAACAGGCTAGGATGAGGGATAACCTTAGTCGCGGTTTTCAAAAGAAGCTAGAGACGAGCTTTAACAAGTCAGTCAATATAGTATCCAAACAAATAGAAAACGATGACCCTATAAACAGTGGGGTTTTAGTCGCTAACATTGAGACCGAGGTAACAGCCGTTATCTCTGCTCAGTTAAGCCGCGTATTCCAAGTAATCTTTGACTACAACGACCTAGCCTATAACCGAATAACTCAGAAAGCAGATGACGATGCTTTTATGTTTGGTAGGTCAATAGCCTTTGAGGAGGCCGTTGCTCTGTACTTCATCAACCGCGAGAGCTTCATCAGTAACATTTCACGCACACAGGGCTTGCTTATCTTGGCATCTATAGAGAAATTACGCCTAGGAGACGCAACTTTAGTCCAGATAGCCAAAGACTTAAGAAAGAACTTTAGGCCAATCAATAGGAATCGTGCGGCACTTATCGCTAGAACCGAGACACACAGCGCGGCTGGCTTTGCCCACCAGAGGTATCACAAGAAGGTAGGTGACAGTTATGGTGTGTCAATGCTCAAGCAGTGGGTATCAACAGGGGATGGTCGGACTAGGGAAACCCACAGGATGGCTAACGGTCAACAGGTCACTATGGATGAGGATTTTATTATAGGTGGTAGACCCATGAGTTATGCTGGAGATCCCAGAGGCGGTGCAGTCAATGTATGCAACTGTCGGTGTGTCGTGATCTATGTTGACGCTAGAGACTTGGTAGACGATGACTTTGATCCTGACGATTACGAGGATGTGTAATTTTCATTTTTTTAGACCTCCGAAAAACGAAAAAACTTTTTAAGTGCAAAAGAGTTGGTCAGAATTTTAGCCACCCCCTGAATCCGTTAGAAACTCGCCCGAAAAACGAAAAAACTTTTTAAACGGAAAAGAGTTGCAAGAATTTCACACCCCCTATCAAATAAATTTATTTTCGCCCAAACTTTCAAAAAACGATGCAAAAGAAATTAGTTTCTACAGCCCAGTAACCACGCGGCCTGTAGGGGAGGGGTTTTGATTTTCATTTTTAGAGGTGCGCGAAAACGCTCTGAAATAATTAGTTAAATATTTGACGGTGTTTTCAGGCTGTCAGAAATTTATAAAATTTTACGCGCCCGAAAAGCGTGTCAAAAAAAGAAGTTACAAGTTTGACGGTGTTTTGGCCTGTCCAAAAATTTATAAACTTTTGAGGTGACGTTTAGGGCTTCAAATTTTTTATAAGAAATACATCACCATCTGGGGTATCAGTTAAGGTGAAGGTGTCGCCATCAACCCATCCATGTCTTTTGGTTAAGTCTGACAGCTTAATGTCATCTTTATTACTGCTATCCCCTAGATGAATGCCGCTTTCATGCATTCTAAAGTTATATCCAACGTATAACATATCCATTCCTCTTGGTGTTGCCCCCGAAGGGGCGGTTATTTAAAGCTCTATAATAGGAGCCATTGAGTAGTTGCCAAAAGGCATGAAAAATTCACCATTGTAGTTGTGAATCTTGGCTCTCTTGGTTTCTTTAGTGTGGGGGTGAATGAAGGTTACAGACTTCTCTGTACGCTTAATTACAGCCACTTCAAAAGTGCTATCACTGTTAGAAATAAAACGGCCTATGTATGTTTTCATTTTCCTTTCCCTTTTTTGTTTATGAGTTTATTATAGCAGGTTTGTTTACTATTGCAAACATTTAAATTAAAGTAATGAGAGAAGTAAGCAAGCCAATAAGAACCACGCTTATAGCGATGTATTCTTCTTTCTTAATGTTGGCTTGAGTTCTTGAATTTTGGTAAGCGGCTGAGTAGTTCATTATCTTGCACCTTTTATTTGTTTTCTCTTTATACGTTTAGTATAGCATACAAAGTTTACAAAAGGAAACATTTTAGACGATAAAAAGCCCCCGAAAGGGCTAGTTGTTTAACAGTATTTTGATAGTTCTTTTTTTACCTCGGAGGCTGTCCCTTTGAATGGTTTTCTTTCTATATTTTCTTTTGCTATGCCAGCCATAAAATCAATGTACTCTCTTGAGTTATCTTTGCCCTCAACTATAGGAACCAAGTGAGCAAGAAGAAATAGCATCTGGCGGGTTTTTGTAATTCCAAGTTTTTGATGAACATAATCTAGCATTTCAAAATGTTCGCCCTCAACCTTAAAGGTTACATGGCATGAGTCTTTTCTTGAGTTGTGGTGGTACATATTTAATACCTTTTATTGGTTAGGTTGTAAAAGAACCCAAGCATTTTTCCCTGCTTGGTATGTTTAGTATAGCATACACTAGCCGCAAACGCAAGCCCACTATGGGCTAAACCCTTTTTGTACTGGTGGGGGTGTCCTTAAAAAAGAGTTGTGATACCATATGTCTGGATGTAAAG